CATCTGAACCACCGACTGTCAATGTAATGCTTCCTGCAGCTGCTCCACTAAGCATAACTGCACGACATTCATCCATATCCGCCGTGGTTGATACTACAACTTTAATGTACGGTGATACGCTTTCTCCTACCGTATAGTCTTGTAATGATTTAGCCATTTCGTTCTCCTATTATAGATACGCTATTTCTGTGTAAACATCACCACTTGATGATGTCAAAAATATTGCGTTAAGATTATCAGTCGCTGCGGTTAGACCATGAAGGGTTATCGCTTCTCCAGCCTCTAATTTAAATCCCTGTACTCCACTTGCATACGCAGACCCTAATCCCACATTTACTGTTGAAGTAGTTGCTGTCGTCTTAGCAGAACTAGTAAAACCAGTATTCTTAATATAGATATAAGCCGCAATAGCTACGTCCCCACCTATTGCCGCAGCGGATGAGACTACTTTACTAACCGAAACATGAGTTACACTCTCATCTGCTTCTAACTGAAACTCACCTGTTCCACCAAGACCTTGAACTACGGTGTCACTAGTTCCAACATCCGCTTGAGGTAAATCTCCCGTAGCCGCTACTCTATGAAAAACTTGAGTACTTGAACTTACTCTCATTCTTGTTGCTACACTCGCCATAATATTCTCCTATTATCTCACACTACTCACTGGACTTGGGAAAGCAATAGAAATCTTTCTCTTATTACTCTCGTTGTCTGCGAGCTTTTTATAAAATTCTCTCATGTAATACTCTTTCATTTGAATATTACCATCTTTTGCCGCGTTCTGAGCCTGAACAAAACAAACACAAGCCAGACTCAACATCCTATTCAAATTTACGTGACTAGTTTCTTCAGGAGAGGTCACTTCTGTAAGAGTTGGATTTGTCCATGTAGTTTCACTACTGTCTGTAGCTAGTGTATTAGGGTCTGCACTAATAAAAGGTTTGACAAAAGCATTATACTCAACCCTTATACCATTAGTAATAGACTCATCAGGATAAATCAACTCATCATCATCAGCTGATACTCTTCCACTAACGTCAGGAGTCAGGAAACTACTCTTCCTGTACCTATACATTTGCATTTGCTGACCACTCATGCGCCAGAAAAAGTTTGAGCTAGTATCATAACTCATGGGTTGGTATCCTCTGTAACGTAATGCTCTCCAGCCATTCTTCTAATTTTTTTGTACTTATTGTCATCTTCTGTGTCTAAAACACTAACAGAATTTATGGAAATTAAGTCTGCTGGTAAAACATAATCTCGCTGGTTCTTAACTAAATTTAGTTTCCTCACTTTTAGGTTTTCAGTTTGAGTTGACTCGATAAAATGAACAGCATCTTTAATCCATGCTATTGCCAAATTAGTATCTCTGATACCAGCTCTTTCCATTATTTCTAGAACAGTCATTAGGATTTAGCCCTTTTACGCCTTCTTCTACTTTTTCTACTTCTTAATAAACTTTTCAATTTTGACTTCTTTGTTCTTCGTATCTTCCTCGGTTTCGATACTCTTCTTTTACGTCTTCTCCTAGCCATTAGGAGGTAGACCCTTGTTCCTGTCTCTGTTCTTTTTGCTGTTGAGGTGGAGCCGTTAGTACACCACTAATTGCTCTCAACTCAGCAGTTGAACGCTGATAAAAATCTTGACTTTCCTGCATAGCCATTTGACACTGGGTATTCAATTGACCCACTATAGCCATTAAAGCAGAGGCTTCAGATAGGAACTGAGCTGATTTTTGTAAACTCCCATTAAATCTTTGTGTCTCTTCTCCTACTATCGCTGTGTACTTCTGAATCTTTGCACCATAATCTTGTACTACCTGATTAGTCTTTGCATTGAACTCAGCTGCTTTCCTTTGTTCCTCAGCTACCGCTTCTTGTAGTTGAGCATTGAATTTCGCTATAGCTGTTCCTGACTTCGATTGATACTTTTGAGATGCTTCTTGAACTTTAGATGTGTATTCTTGTATGTAAATACTGGCCTTCTCTCTGAACTCGTTCATCCTTGATTGTTCTACTGCAGAGTATTTTCCTACTTGTCCAGCCCCGACAGCTGAGAACTCTTGAATCTTTGTATTAGACTTCTGTTGAAACTCTGAGACTTTAGCTTGTACCTCAGCATTGTATTTATCCACATCCTTTTGAAACTTTTCTACCTGAGACTGCATCTTCATCTGTTCATCTTGAACTCTTGAATTATAACTTTGTACCTTATTTGTTAGTTCAGAGGTAGACTTCTCAACAACAGCTCTGTATTTAGCCAATTCATTCTGATACCTTGACATCTCTGCATCACTCTTCTGAGAGTACTCTTCAAGTTTTCGTTGTTCTTTTGAAATAGACGCCTGAGCCCGTGAAACCTCTTGAGCTGCAGTATTTAATACTGAGGTAACCATTTCTGGGTCTTCAGCTTCTAACCATTCCTGAGCCGAATCAAAATCAGAACCTGTAGCATCTCCACCTACATCATCATCATCTATTAACAATTGTGATTTAGTAAGAGCATCATCTACATTAGTCCAATCAAATGTAAACTGAGGAAGACTAAAGTCAGGAAGAGTACCTCCTGTAGTAGACAAGGTATTAGATAACGTAATATCAGATGGACTACTATAAAAAATTGAGGTAGAATCTGGTACGGACGGCATTGTAAGAGTCGGCATATCAGGGGGGACAGGATACCCATCTACCGTCAAAGAAGCGGTTACTGAAGGTATTGATGTCATGGTCTGGTCAACATAATCTGGGATAGAGTCCAGCGTTATACTAATTGCACTACCTGATAAAGAAGGAAGAGTTGGGTCAGAAGGGGGAACGCTAACAGAGAAAGTGGGTATATTTGATTCAAAGTTAACTAGATAAGTCCCCGTAACTGTTGTTAAATGTGTTGCTATGGTATCTCTATAAGACTGACATAACCTCTTCATATCTAGGGAAGCCGCATAATAGAGAACTATATTCTCATATTCTACCAATACCCATGAATCAGTATTCTCATCAGTCTCTGGAGGAGCCGCGTAAACTATCACTCCTTTATCACCAGTTCCATCGTCCACTGTAGTTGAACTTCCTCCCACAGGTGTGTAGGTCTGGTCATTGCTACTAGCATTATAATCTGGGGCTGGCTTTATATAAATCTTTCCTGAGAGCTTATAAAACTTGGGAAACATCTTTGTAGGTTTTAACAAAGACGATGCTTCATCAAATATATGAATCCCCTTGTCTGATACTTCCTCAGCTATCCTCTTTTTTGCGTTTCCATTAGAATCCGTACCATCTTCTCTATACACAGCTAAAATTTTATCATATGCGATTCCTGAGCCTTCACTAATAGATGTAGACGCGGCATCGGAACTCGCCCATCCACTAATCTCAGTTTCGGAGGCGATACTCCATAGGAACTTCTCGGGTAGAGAAGAAACTACAAACTTAGCACCTGCATTGATAACGGGCACAAGGTTCCTACTCTTACTGGATTGACCAGTAATTATATTGACCTTCTCCCAAAGTTTCATTGCCATAAAAAAAAATCCTTATTTACTCATCAGGCTCAGAGCCTAGGAAAGAAAGGAGGGAAAAAATCCTAGGCCCCTCACCTAACGAGAGTCGTTAACCTTAACTCCAAACAGCGTGTGATTCGGGCATTTGAAACTCGAAACCAGCTTCAGTAAGAATCATATCAACACGTTTGTCAGTACCAGTGTTCTCTAGTGATTGCACTCCAACATAAATCGAGGTGTCCCGACTCATACCGTTGCCAACTAGAGGACGATACTTAACATTACTCATGTTAACACCAAGAATCTTAACTGCGCTTCTATCGAGAGCAATATTGCGAGTCACATTCATATCACCGAGGGGTGTGCTGATAGTCGTCATGTCAAGTCCCATTACCTTTTTGCGACCAGTAACAGCTAAGTCAGCTCTAAATTGGCCACTAACTTGGATGTTATTTTGGAAGTATCCACCCAGCTTATGTAGCCAGTTGTACACTTCTGTGTCACAAAAATACACGGTTGCTTTTTGACTATTATAACGAGGGTCTGTATATGCACTCATGTCATCAAGAAAACTGTCAACAGTTTTGCCTTGAGCCCATGAGAATACGTTGCCATAGTTAGTAATATAGTCTACTGCACCCTGTGTATGAGAAACTCCATTTCCGTCTGTGTACTGCGAACCAAACAGACCAGTCTGTTCGATTTCCCACTTATGCTCGATTAACTTATCTCTCCAAACACGTGCCCATTCGTTGGGTTCGTATTTGAGGACAGTTGCTCTTGCAGTATTGGTCATTCCAAATTCAGACCTAAAAATCTGAGTTTGTCCATAACCAGTACTGTAAGGGTTATCCTTCCATGTCGCATTGACAAGGGAGGAGCCCTCAGCATGCGAGTTACCTACAACATAACATCTCTTAGCTTCTAAATCGCTAGAGACTGTTTTGTTATAAGCTGCAAGCACTGGTGCATCACCAGAATAAGAAGTTAACTCTCCACTAGCAGCCTTGATGACTGTAGCAGTTACGAGTTTAGCTTCTACACATCCTGCGAGCACCTGTGAACCACCAGTATTGGCGGTATTGGATATATCCAATTGAGCACCAACACCAGCCGCGTCTATCTTAGCTAATACGTAACCGCTAATATCGGTTCCGCCCTCATCTGTTCCAGATAGGTTTATCTGAATAACCTGATTAGGTAAGAAAAACTCGGGAGCTGTTCCTGCTGAACCAATAGCAATCGAACTGTTAGTCTGACCTGATATATTCTGAATGTTGCCAGCTGATTTATAATCAGTAGCCATCCAGACTTTAATCGTGTCGCCTACTGCGATAGTCGCAGGAGAGGAAGCCTTAACAGCTTGGAATAGAGCGTTATCAAATGAGTCACTACCGCTATTTGCGCGGTAACCAACAACATATGCGTAACGCTTCATCCATGATTGGCGTTTCTCGGTGAACTTGAACGACGGGTCATCAGTAGGTCTTTTCGCAACCTTTGAAACCAAACGGAAAAATGGTGTCTGGTCAATAGCCAGTTCACTAAACCTCTCAGCGAAGTTATATTTTCTCCGAAGGTCGCCAGTAGCAAGCGACGAGCCCTGAAATACACCGTATCCTTCATCCAAACCACTTGAATGTTTTAGAAACAAGCTATTAGATACAGGATAGGTGGCATCTGATTGTGCCATAGTTCTATCTCCTATGTGTGTCTACTTATATGGGGCTATCCGACCTGCTAGCCAAGTAGACGATTAATATTCTCGCCTTCTAGTAGCATGTCAAAAGTCGTATCGTCAGGAGATTTATTGTCCTGTTCCGAGGCTCCCGAAGAAGCTAGAGACTGAGGGATTTCCCTCATGTTTTGCATTTGTCTCCCAACCTCTTCCTGGGTGGAACGCTTGATGTTTTCTTCCCTATTTGTCCTATTTTTTAGATAGTATATATCTTCTAAGTCAAGTTGTTTACTCTTAGCAAAAGTAACTAAGTCACCCCACTCATCCTCATCTAGCTGATACTTTGACCTAAAATCGCTTTCTGAAGCAAGTTTAGCATTCTCAGCTTTCTGATTAGTGGCGTAACTAGATAGTCTCTTTTGCACCAACCCATCAATGGTTGCATTAAGTACCCTAGCTGAATCAGAATTAGGGTCATCAAACGCGTCCGTACTGTCGAAACTGAAGTCTTCTCCTAGATTAAGATTTTCTCTCATGCTAGTAGGGGCGTTCCCACCACCCTCAAAATAACCTCTTACGTGTTGGATTAAATTGGGGTCTTCACGCATAGCGTCCAATATCGGTACATATGGCTCAAGTTCTCCTAATCGAGAGTTCAATCTCTTGGCCTCTCTACTTGAAGCGGAATACCGATTCTGCAGGTTACCTACATCCGTGTTATTAGGTGTATTACCCGCGCTACTTACATCAGGGCTCACTTCAGCTTTGTTATCGGCTGGCATTTCAGAGGTTGGCTGTGTAATTTCATCATCGTAGATAGCACTATTAACTGATTTATCCAAAGCATCGAAAAATGCTTGAGAATCATCACTTCTTTGTGCTTCTTCTGGCATATTAAGAATGTCAACATCAGGGGACTCTTGTTGAGTGTTGCCTGGTTGTGTATCTGCCATAATTATTGTTCTCCTTTAATTTGTCGGTAATTTATGAAACTGGAAGGCATTAATACAAACACTATTCTGCCTTATTATCATCTTTTGCTTTATCCAGTTCTCTTCTCAAATCTTTCCTAAAATTACTCATTTCTCCTTCCATTAGACCCCTCATCATCCTTTGCTGGGCCTCAGTCTGGAGAACATCCTTCTTAGTTTCTACTTCTGCTGTCTTAATCTTATCTTTTATACCCGCTTGTACTAACTGACGCTCAAGAGTCTCAATAGTTCCCTCTTTATCCTTAACAGCTTCTTGAGCTTGCTCTAATTGAGATGATAATTGAGCATATAGTGACTTCCTGGCAGCTATTTGTTTCTTCCCTCGGATATCTGTTTCAGCTAACATAGCTATATCATCTATTAATCCAGCCTGGAACCATCTGAAATACTCTTCTATAAGAGCCCACCTGTTAAGAGGCATTGAAGCTCCAGCTACTATTCTTATATCAAATCTAGCTGTTTCATAGTCCATCCACTTTCCAATAGCCTTTCCATAATCATTAAAGATAGGAATGTTAATCTCGACATCCTTCTCCTGGGCTTCAGAAATAGATTGACCAGCTTCTGGCTGAACAATTCTAAATACCTTGTTAGTTGTATAAGTTTTCTGAGCGACCTCTTTGAATACTCTACCTAAATGTTCTAGACACGGTTCTACAATAGATTGCATCCATGCCTTAATTCTTCGTGTTCCATATTCATCATTAGCTAAGAGACCCCTATAAGTCTCTGGCTGTTCTTTGGTATTACCCATCATAGAGGAATAAATACCACTAATATACTCTACATCCTGTTTCCCCTCTTGAGTAATGGTATAAAAAGCATTATTGATAGCCGCTGGCTGAACTGGGGTTGGAGGAGTGAATCCTTGCCTGTATTTGAGAAGAGCACCCGCAGAAGAAGAATATTGCTCCCATTCATCCTCTGGCACTGAGCCTTCCTCGTAAAGCCACCTCAGGTTAGAAGCAAGGTTCGCATTATGAATCATAATCTGGTGAGCCTTGTTAATCTCCTGTTGTTTTCCTATTAGAGGTACAACCGCTGACATTGGGTATGGAGTTCCAGTGTACATATACGGGACTGGAATGATGTTATACTCAGGAATAGGAAGAATATACTCGTACAGGAATGTTTCTTCTCCCAAGCTACAGGTCAGTTTAATCCTACTTTGATGGAATTTGTTAGCCTGGATGATAGTTTCTGCTACATCCTCGTTCTCCATCAGAATTTTATATTCTTTCTCACTTACAATACTTGTTTCAGTCCTAGTAGCAGCTTCCTGCATTTCAGACATCAATTGTTGTTTAACTTGCTCAATAGACATTTGCATCTCTTTTTGAGCCTTTTGTTTCTCTAATTCAGCTCTCTCTGGGATAATCTCTCCAGCCTGGAGAGCCTGGTCTAAAGAAGCAACCGTTTCAGCCATCTTCACTTGAGCTTCCGCTGTGAACTCTTTTATCTTTACTTCTACCGTTTGCTTAATCTGTTCCATCTCTTCTTTAGATGGGGGAACAAGAATCAACAGATTATAGAAAGGAACTTTAATTTTCTTATAACACTCAAAGAATGGTACTATCTCATCATCTTCTCCTGACTCCGTAAAAGTACCACCTATATCCTCTTGAATAACACTATCCCTGTCCCTGAAATCAGTAGTTGAATAGCTCATCATATCAGATGGAGCAGACGCTTTATCAATTTTAGCCTTATAATCTGGCAATACAGCCTTTAACTGAGTCTTAGATAGATTCTTTCTAATCATTATGAATGAAGCATCCCTAAATAGGAAATCTCTACTCATTGGGTCTACAAAGATATCAAATGGCTCGATTCTCTTAAATAAGACATCTCCTTTACCATTATCAGCATCTTGGTTTATATCAACATGAAAATATCCAATTCCTTTGGTAAGAGCATCTAAGATAACACTACTATACACAGATTTACCATTAGAGAGGTACCAGCAATAGTCAGCAATATCAGAATGAACTTGAGCTACATCAGCATCAGAACCTTCTGCTCCTACCGCCTGCCACTTAGGATTATTAGCGGTAACGAAGTACTTCATTATCTCAATAATAGGAGTTATCCTATTGATAATAAAGTCAGGCATCCCAGATTCTCTCAGAGCATCTGTTTCCTTAGTGCTTAACTGTTCATTTAAGTAAAAATCAT